CCAGTTACCGAAAAATCTGTTCTTATAGGTAAAATCATTAAAGACGAAAAGGACGATCACTGTATAGATGATTCAGTTTATCCTAAAAAGGGGCAACTCGGATACGTAGATAAGACTGTTATAACCGAGGGAGACGAGGGGTTTCGTATAGCAAAAGTAAGAATTAGAGAACAGCGAGTGCCTTCTATCGGAGACAAGTTTTCTAGTCGATGTGGGCAGAAGGGTACAGTCGGGCTAGTTGTATCTGAAGTTGATATGCCTTATACAAAAGATGGAATAAGACCAGATATAATAATAAACCCACACGCGCTGCCGTCAAGAATGACTATCGGACAGTTGGTAGAAATGGTTATGGGGAAAGCATGTGATCTTTCTGGGGCGTTTGGGGACTGTACAGCATTTGTGAATAAAGGACCGAAGAACGAAAAATTTGGAGAAATACTGAACGAACGCGGATTTAATTCCAGTGGGGAGGAAATATTATACAACGGGACAACAGGTGAGCAAATTGAGGCCAATATTTATATCGGTCCTACATATTATATGAGATTAAAACATATGGTGAAAGATAAAATAAATTATCGCGCAGAAGGACCTATGACGGTTCTTACGAGACAACCAGTTCAAGGGAGAGCAAATGACGGAGGGTTGCGAATAGGAGAGATGGAGCGCGATGTACTAATTGCGCACGGAATTTCTGGGTTCTTGAACGAATCGCTTATGGTCAGAGGGGATCAATATTATATGGCGATATGCAACAAAACCGGAACCATCGCAATTTACAATCAAAGCTTGGATTTATTTATTAGTCCGTTGGCGGACGGGCCTATAAAGTTTGAGAAAAATCCACCAGATGGACTAAATATTGAAAAGATAACGAGGTTCGGTCGTTCGTTTAGTATTGTCCGTGTTCCATACGCGTTTAAACTGCTTATTCAAGAACTGCAAACTATGAATATACAAATGAGATTAATTACAGCAGACAATGTAAATCAGTTGCTCAATTTATCATTCTCGGACGGACTTGGGTTAAAGAAAGTGGCTAAGTCATTGAATATAGACCTAAATATCCGAAGCGATGAAGATATAGGAAAAATAGTCGGTGCGACGGTATCAACATTGGGTGTAGAATTGACGCCTTTTAATAAAGGCGATACGAATAAACTACTTTCGATAATCAATGAAGATAGTTATTTGTATTTACGCAATGGAAAAAAATGGACCGAATCTTCTACTGCTACATTTATTAAATATTGCGAGGAAGAGGAAGATATGGTACCAGAAAAGCGTGAAAATTTTTACTGGGCAATTCGTCTAAACCAGGAATTGGTTGGAATGGTCGGAATTCATACAGTTAAATATGATAAGGATGGGTTTTATATAACATTTTTTATCGCAGAAGCGGTTAGACGGCGTGGGTATGCATTAACATCTATTACAAAGGCAATTGAGCTGTTTCGTAAACTCCGTCCAGACATTCGTGCTTTATATGCTGATATACACGAAGGCAATGCTGGCTCGGCAGAAACTCTAAAAAAATCTGGATTTAACCCAATGCTAGGCGTAAATGGTAGGCAAATTGAAATATCGGTCGGTAGCAAAAGGTTATTGCGGTTTAATCGTATATTTGGTCCAGAACCTATATTGAACCCGGTCGTAACAACTGCGGATGTAGTCGTGGACGAAGATTTATCGAAGTATATATTAAAATATAAGAACAATTACGCGTTAGCAAAAAAAGAGGTGAATGAAATATTGAATAAAATAGATTATCCTTATCTCAGATATTATGTATCCGCTCAGCGGATTAGAGAGAATTTTGAAAGATTGAAAAGCGTATCCTATATAGTTTCGCATGACCCGTATACTTTAAATAATATCACGGTAAAACCCAACGAAATACTATTTGAAGGAAAGTATGTATTAATAACTGACCCAAGAGGCGAATTTCAGACAGTTGATGAAATAAGTGATTATTTTAATGAAGAATGTAGGAATCAGTGTCGTTTTTTTGGGTCAATCGGAAGCACACGAGATTTTTATCAAAAAGATTTGGGTAAAATTATCGATATTCTGCAAAGAGAAAGACTTGAAATTAATGTTAAAAATATGAGGGACGTTATTTTTACATATGGTAAAAAGGAGAAGTATGGCGAGTGTTCTACATTTAAACCAAAAATTATGCGTTATATTATTAATCTTTTCAAGGCACGCACTGTACTGGATATGTCGTCTGGATGGGGTGATAGATTAATTTCTGCGATGGCGTCCGATGTAGATACATATCACGGATATGACCCAAACGCATGTCTTCATCCGAATTATGTGAAGATGATTGAATTCTTTAAAGGAGAGTATAAAAACCCGAATGCAACGTTCGAAATGTATTTATCTAATTTTGAGTCTTCTCCGATATATGTTAATTTTTACGATCTAATGTTTACATCGCCTCCGTATTTTGATATAGAAATATATGACAATAACGCAGAAACACAATCGACGTATACTACAAAAAATGACGAATCTAAATGGTACAACCAATTTCTTTTAAAATGGGTTGAAAAAATATACGTCGCTCTAAAAGAAGGCGGAATAATGGCATTTAATATAAATCAGTTTGACAGGCACAATTTCGTGACATGGTTAATTAATGATTTAAGAATGGATGTAAGATTTGATTTTCTGGGGACTATTTCATATGGCGGGAGAAAAGATAATCAGCCGATATTCTTGTGGAGGAAAAGGCCGGTGGTAAACTCCAAACTTGTTTATTACTATACATTTATAATAAGCAGTAAAAAGGAAATGAAAGGGCTGGATTATAGTACACTACGCGAGAGTTTAATAAAAGATGGATTACAAGAAACGACCGATCCAACCACAAAACCGTTCTTATTGTGGATGGAGCAATTAGAAAATAATAAATTTGATGATAGATATTATAAAACGCAATGCTTTATTATGAATATTTTATCAGACGAAAAAACAATTATAACCGATAAATCCAATTTGTATATTAATTTTAATAAAAAATATCCAGAGGCATGTGAGAAATATATGGCGCAGACTTGGGTACTTGATGATTTTCTAAAAGATGAAGTGTTGTCGAAGAATGCTGGAAAGGTGTACATTGTCAGGCCGGTGGGAAAGGGAGCCTTTAGCGGTAAAGATATTATTATTGTTGATAATGCGGCAAAATTAGAAGAAGCGAAAAAACTACGTTCTAAAAAGTATGATAGTATTATAGTTAGTACATACATTACAAATCCAATGCTGTATAAGGGACGCAAATTTCATTTGAGAACTTACTTTTTGATATCTATGATAAATGGTAAATATAAAACATATTTTTACAATGTATACGAATTATTTACCGCAAAAAACCCATATACGAATATTGATTATAAAGATAAAAATGTACACGATACACATTTTGCGTCCACGGAGGGTGATATTTTATGCCCTCGTGATTTAGAACCGTCGCTTAAAGAGATATTTTCCACAAAAATATATCCAAAGATGGAAGATTGTATGACATACATTTCTAAATTAATGGAGGGGCATACAAAACCGTACGCACAAGCCGAAAATGCGTTTGAAGTATTTGGTTGTGATTTTTTGGTAAAGGACAATTACGACGTGGTGTTAATGGAAATAAATGATAAAACTGGTTTTACTATGAACAAAAAAGAAACTAAAGAGACGTTTTCGGAAATGTATTTGGGTGTTATTAATACTATGATAAAATCTGCTTTACACTCGGTATATAATACTCGGTTAAAAAAAATCGAGCAGGAGGTAGGGTCTGGCAAGGATGTGAAATGAATGAACTACAAAAATAAATATAACAGGCAATTATCATTATAATAAAATTATAATGATAAAAATATAAATATTTTATAATGTCTGAACCCATGGTCTAGGATCTACTGTAGGCAATTTACCGAAAAAACTATTATACGAGTTTTTAACACCAGCCCAGACTTCCCTCGACGGGGTCAATACTGAAATAGGTATTAAAGAGTTTCTAGGATCTCCTCCGTGCATAGAATAAGTTCGGTTGTTTCCGTTATTAACACCTCCTGAAATTGCGGGAGGGTTTGGCAATCCTGACGGAATTCCTCTAGAGGATAATGGATATTGATTGCCTCTATTAATTCCTGGAATGTCAGGCATCAATTCTCCTTCAGTACTACTGATTAACCGGCGCATCCCACCGCCTCTTCTTTTACGAGTATTGTTCATATGTTTTTTATTACGTTTTCTATATGTTTTTTTCGAACGTTTTCCGTATGGCTTTATTTTAATGGATCTCATAATATATACAAATATTATATTATTCTATGTCAACGTGGGTTAATATGTGTCGCCTACAGCACATTTTATTTAATCCAAGCACGTCCATCACCTTTCCCTCTGGTGTTTTTTCTGTTTGAGTTTTTGTTAAATATAATACAGAACTAACGTTTGCCGATTGTGGTGCGTGAGCTCCCTCCGATTTTAATTTTCTAACCTCGGCTTGATACCATCTATATTTATCTGCCAAAACAGTTCCGCAAGTAAAACATTTTACTGGAATAATCATTTTATACTATATTAAAATACATTATTAAATCAATTTAATATTAAATACAATATTATGCGTTCACTACTTGAATAATGTCTATTATTATTTTTTCGAGATGAAAAATAGACCGATAATTGTTGTTGTATTGTTTAAAAAAGGTATAAACATTTTCCAATAGTTCGTTACGTCGGGGCGATTTAATATTATTACCGCGTATCAATTTTTCTGTTATAATTTGTATACAATCTTCTACATTTAGGTTGTTGACAAGAATAGAATATAAATGTTCTCTCAATGCGTTAAAAGAAAATAATTTAGTATCAATAATTAAATTATATAATGTTTCTGATACACCCTCGCATTTATTTGTGTTAAACTCCAAATGAATGTTTTTCAAATTGGTTATTTTATCGAGTTGGATATCTTTCGGAATTTTAAATGATTGTTCCAATTTAGATCGAGTTGGTCTAGATACAGGTATAATTATAGTAGATTTTATTATATCGTCTGGTATAAATCCAATAGATTCGCATATTAAAATATATTTGAGTGTTATATTCGAATTAATTTGCGTTTTTCTAAAATTATAAAATATATTTAATAAATCGTTATTTATTGACCCGAAATGTTTACACACAATTATTCCAGTTTTATGTGTTGTGCTTATGACTATATCGCTAATTCGTTTATATATATCATTCCACATTAGTTTGGCGTTGCATCCAAGTAAAGACATGTCAACTTCGTAATGTATGTCGCTTATTTTTAAAATAAATACATATTTATCATAATCCATCACAACTTTTTTTTCGTGTCTGAGATTGCTTGGACTAAATCGTGAAACTAGTTTTAACATTTGTGTATATTTTCCAGTTCCTGGTGGACCGTAAAAAATAATATTCGGTAATTCTTCTAGTTTATCCGAGAAACTTTTATATAATGTATCAAGCTTCGGATGAAGGTTTTTTTTATTACTCTGTTCAAAATAATCGACGAAATTATATATTGACATTACTTAGTTAAGAACGAATTGTTTATATTTTTTGTCTTACGAATACAATGTTGCGATACGTTGAATTGAAAAAATAAATAAATAAATAAGCTTTTGTATTTGGTTATTCAAGTTTCTATTTTGTATTTGGTTATTCAAGTTTCTATTTTGTATTTGGTTATTCAAGTTTCTATTTTGTATTTGGTT